GCGAGTTGTGCCGCCACCAAAGAATCCTCTCTTATCCTGGTCTAATTGTAGAGACCTTTCCGAGTTTAAGATAGCAGGGTCGTTTGCTTTGAATTCAATCTTATAACCATCCCTGTTTGCTTCTACCTTATAGGAAGAATAGTCACCACTAGGAAAGTTAATAACAGGATATTGAGGGCGAGTTGCATTCACCAAATGCCCAAGGACTCCAATATGAGCAACACCCAGAATACCAAGTAATGCCAATCCAGCAGTCTTTATTGGCGTTTTTTTCTTTGTTGGTATTTCCATTGGCGTTTCCTCAACAGGGGTTTCCTTAGGCGTCCAGAATGCCATGGTTAGAAGGGGATAGCGGGACCTGTCGTCGTTGGAAGGGACGAACTACCTTGAGGGATTGCTCCACCAGTCGCTGAGGGCATCTTGGGCATCTCTGGCATAGCACCCTGAATCATACCAGGGAGCGCCTCAGAGATTGACTCTGTTGCTGCTTTGATTGCCTGCTCCTTAGCAGACTCGATGAGTGCATCTTTATTCAGAAGCACATAAGCACTGCCACCGATAAGACCTAAGGAGGTCAAACCAGACAACAGTGCTACTACGTTAATCAGTTTTTGCATCTTTCTTAGGCTCCACGGCAGAAACAACTTCAGGCTCTTTCTTTGCCACTGGTGCTTTAGCAGGTGCAGCGCCGCCACTCTTTGCAGGAGACAGTCCGAAGGCAGCTAAGGAACCAGAGAAGACCGAAGCAATGAAGGTAGGATCAAAATCAAGAATCTTTTGACCGTTTGGAAGTCTAACGTAACTAAAGGTTAGGAGAGAAGCAGACCAAATAAGTACAACAACTTTCACTAAATTACCAAGGACTTCACTTTTATCTTCATGTTGGTCGTCTTTCTCTTCTACCTTTGCTTTGGATTTATTTCCGAGCATTGGTATAGGAGTAAGGCAGCTCTATTTATGATTCTGCAGGTTGACGCTTCTTACCAATATTATACTTGGATTCAAGAGACCACTCATGCTTTTCTTTAAAAGCAATGACTTTAATTTGACTCAACGGTGCAGCATCCTTTACTGTATCTTCTTTAACAATTTCTACCAAACCCCAATCGGATAAGAGTTTGATAATACGGTTACGTCTTTGAACATCGTTTTCAGAAAGATTTGCACGCTTACCATCTAGTGCAAATAGTTCTTTAAAGTGAACAATGTAGTATTGACCTTTCTTGTGAAGAATATGACAAGACTGATACAGTTTCTTTTCTTTGCGAGAAGCAACTCCAATACGGGTAAGAGTCTCACGAACTTTCAGGAAATCATCAGGTTCCTTCAAGTTCACTTCTACCATATCTTCTTTTGTCCACTGAACTTCTTTAAGTTCACTCATCGTTTCTTACCCCCTTTATTCAGTTTGGTTCTAATAATTTCAAGTTGGTTTTCGGTAAGAATCCTGAGTGCTTGCATTGCTTTCTCGGTTGAATAACCATAGAACTCTTTGACAAGTTCAATATCCTTCACCTTTTCTTTCTTACCCCAAGGAGAAAATCTCTTGCGGGGTCTCACCGTATTTATAAAGAAATCATACTGAAGTTTCTTATCGAGTCCAGGATACTGATTCATCTCGTTTGCAAACATCACCGTATCCATGTGATGTGACATACACTTATTGATAATGTACGGAGGATAATTCTTTTCCCATGCAGGGTCTTCGTCCTCCATCAGATTCTTTTTAGAAAGATTGATAGAGTTAAGATAATCCTTCAGAGGATACCTTTCATCAAATGACATAATTTAGAAGAAGAAGTTCTTTACGTTGTTGTTGGTCTTTCATGTAATCACCAACGGAGCGCATCGTATAAGTATGGTCATACTCATAGGGTTTCCAATCAATAAATCTAGACTTGATTAGATTGGAAGAATTATAGGAAACCATCTGGTCACACTCGTGCTTATCACAAGCATAGAAAAACTCATCGTGGTCAAATCCTTTGTGCATATTTCCACGTTTGCCATAGAGACTAGACTTAATATCATAAGGAGGGTCTAGATAAACAAACACATCTCTCTCATCTGTCAATAACTGTGCGTATGACAAATTAGTGATTTGCCACTTTTGAATGAGTCGTGAATAGTAGGGGAGTTTGTCAATTCCTCGCATCGTAAAGTTGTTGTCTGACGCCTGCCTGCTAAAGGATGAGGACTCAGAGAGACCAGAAAAAGAGCACTTGTTAACAATATAGAAACTGACAGCACGGTCCTTAGGAGTAGTGACTCTCGGATCTCTTGAGAGATACTCTTTAGCATCCAAGAAAAGAGATTTTGCCGAAGAGGGGTCAGGGTGCCTTTGTTTAAGTTGGACGAGTTCGTTCTTAATTTCATTGCTGTTCAACTGGAGTTGCTTCCAGAACGTATAGAGAGGTTCGTACAAATCATTCACCCAAATATCTAGGTGAGGATACATCTGTGTTACATACAATGCTACAGAACCGCCGCCAAGGAAAGGTTCACGAAACTCTTTGTAGTCAGAAAAAAGTGGAAAGAACTCTGCCATCTTCTTAACAGCACGAGACTTACCACCAGGATAACGAAGGGGAGTTTTCAGGGAGGTCATAGAATCAATTGCTTTTCAGGGAGGACGATGTTACTACCAAAAATTTTAGCATATTGTTCAACAACAGGAGGTGCTACTTCAACAGAATAGATAACATGCTTCATATCCAGAGCAATCTCAGGTGCATCTGGATTAATAACAGTTGCCCATGGAGCAAAACCTACCTGCCCCTGCTGAGGAATAATAACCAAAGCATTCTGGATAGTCAGGATACCGTTCTTCCAGTCAAGAACCTCTGCAACGATTTCTTCACCAGTGATGAGTCGAATAAGTTTTACGTCTTTCATTTGAAATTACACTCCAGCATTAGTTGGGTCAAACAAGCGAGTAGATTGATTTCCTGGTCCACAACAAAAGCAGACTTATATTGATACTCAGCAATAATCAAAACGGCAGCAGCAACACTAGGACCATCCATCACAGTAGACAGATTGTCATAAAGTTTACGCATGATTGAAGTGGGGTCAGCATCAAGATTTTGTGTCACCCACTTTTTGACATCATTGAACTTCTTATCTTTCAGTGCCGATACAAGAGAGTCTACGTTGGCATCACCTAGCGTCGCCAGAATGCCAGTGTCAATAGACCCCGTGCTTGCATATCGTTGAAGTTCGTTGAGGGTGCGTCGGAAGTCGGGGAAGTATTTTTGTACGACTTCTGCCACAACTCTAGGAGCGAAGGTGACCTCCTCGCGTTGGAGGATATCTCGGCAACGATTGAAGAAAGCACCTGCCAACTCCTGCTTAGTTTGTCCACGGACATTAAATTCAACTACCGTTGTACGACTATGTAGGGGCTCAATAATTTTGTTTTTGAAATTACAAGTGAATATGAACCGACAGTTTTTCTGGAACTCTTCGATACTTGCACGAAGGAGTAGTTGAACATCTGGCGTCGTGTTGTCCGCTTCGTCAATGATAAGAACCTTGTGACGAGCAGAAGCAGTGAGAGACACAGTAGAGGCAAAGTTCTTTGCCTGATTGCGTACAGTGTCCAAGAATCGACCTTCATCGGACCCATTGATAACATAGTAATCTGCTCCCAATTCATTACAAAGTGCCTTAGCAATAGTTGTCTTACCGACACCAGCAGTTCCAGAGAGCAGCAGATTGGGGATTTCACCCTGCTCAATGAAACTCTTGAAGGTGTCTTTTACGGCATCAGGGAGAATGCATTCGTCCACAGTCTGAGGACGATACTTCTCCACCCAAAGGAAATCATTCATAATCAAGGAAATTTTCTAATGTAGATTCTTTTTTCAAAAAGAAGTCTGGATAGGTTTTAAAAATAATGGGGTCATACCTAGTATATAATAAAAGGGTGTTATAATCAATCTCTGCTTTTTTACGTACCCAACCATTACTATCTAAATTTGGATTTTTACTGTGAATATATTCACCATTTTCTCTAAGAGGAATAAGATTCTCAGGAGTTTCCCATATGAGTTCCCGATAAGGAGTCATGAGAACATGATAGAAAAAATCTATTTCTCCAGACTTTCTCTGGCGTCGTCCTTGCCCATTTCCATTTCGTTCTTTCTTACCACTAGATTGATATTGGAATGAAAACTTAGATCTATATACAGTTTCTCCAGTCGTTTTAATAACGTCTGGAGCACTTTGATAGACAACTTTTTTTACTTGCCCTCTCACCCAACTACCTGGTCTTTCAATCAACAAGTCAACCCCATCATCAACATGAGGTTCTGCGATATTAATTCCTTGCGAAAGAAAATATCTCTTAACTGCATTTTCACATGCAGTTCCACCAAAATTAGTTTGACCAGTGTGTCTTGCCAAAGGAATTGTCTCTTCTTCTAAAAGAGGCGGCATACAAGGAACCAGTCTTTTTGCGTTGGGTGATCTACTCATTATTCTAAGGGTCTTTTAAATTCACGACTAATAATGTTAGATGCATGAAGCATCTGTTTCATGTATTCTACACCATCCTGAGGTGTAGTGTGGTCTCCACAAGTGAAGACATCACAAACTGCCATACCTAACTCTGGCCAAGTGTGAATGCTAATATGACTTTCAGCAAGCATCGCTACACAAGTAACACCCTGAGGTTCAAACTTGTGCGAGTTGAGTGCCAGCAGAGTAGACTGACACTTCACACTGGCATGATAGATTACATCCCTAATGTATTGCTCATCATCAAGAAGAACCATACTACACCCCTTAAGGGTGAACAGGACGTGTCTCATCAGTTGTTAGGCTCCAACGCAATGAAGTATTTGATACCGTCACCTTGGAACAAAGCAACGTTGTGCTTGCTGACAGTAACGTTGTAGTCACCAGCAAGAAGTTTCAAGTTCTCAACCTTAAAACAGAAACAGAACTCATCCTCAGTTTCACCAACCTCAACAGAATAACTGTTAGAAGTATCATTCTTCTTGTCAGTTACACAGAGTTGCATAGAACCATCGTGACCATAAAGGCACAGGTCAGGCAGTTGATAGATGCTAGCAGCACGTTGAAGTTGTTGCAGAACAGAAGCATCCAAACGAAACTTTACATCTGAAGAGGGAATCTGAATCTCTTTTTCGGGTGCCTGAGTAATGATATCAGGGTCGGCATAGAAGAATCGAGTCTTAGAGCGACCAGTTACATCACTAACAGTCACATAGTTACTGTTACTAGTATCAATCTTGGGAGAGTCAAACAGAGACAGACCACCAAGAAACACACCCAAATCGTAAATCGAAATTTGAGTATCAAACTGTTCTTCGACATCAGCGATAGCAAGAATGTTCTTGTTGATGCTGAGAGTAGAAATCTTGTTACCAGGTTTGATAACAATGGACTTGTTAATAGAACAGAAGTTCTTCAGTACATCAATAGTAGGACGGGAAATAACAGTCATCGATTAGGATACTCCTCACGGTTAGCATTTTTATCATTGAAGTGCAGTAGAAGAACTGCATAGTGCAACACCTTGATAATGTCGCGGCGGGCAGTGCCCTTCTTATCGTATCGAGAAGCATACTTCAGAATGTTGCTCCGACAGAATGCTTCACCATCACCACATGCTTCAATCAAATCAAGGGTTTGGATGCCATCATCACCAGTAGAATAATGCTGACGATAGGTATCGGTGATGTAAGTACGCAACTCATCTAGAATTGCATCTTCATTGTACTTGTTCATAATCAGATAGAGTCTTCGTTCTCATTGTACTCGGAATCCTCGCCTGCGTCAACCTTTGTATACAGGTCAAGGAAAGATTGTTTGGTGTCATCATCAAAACGATTGACACACTTGGTAATCGCATCAAGACGGTCACCAAAGATTTGGTATGCCTGAACAATATGCACCAGGCGGCGGGTAGTGATGACCTCATCAACACCACCGTCAAAGAAGGTCTTACGGATAACACCTGCCCACTTAACCAGGTTCTCAGCAAACTGGTCGTCGCAACCAACGTTCTGCAGAATCTTAGTTTCCACAGAAGCAGTAGGATAATCCTGCTCGAAGGTCACAGGGAAACGCTCAAGGAATGCTTCGTTCAAGATGTTGGTGCCGACAAAGCGACCATCATCAGAACCCTTGCCTTTGGTATTGGCAGTAGCAATCACAGTGAATCCTGCAGCAGGACGGACATAGCGACCAATCTTCTTCAGGAAAACACCTTTACCTTCCAGAACAGAT